TCAGGGTGATGTAATTGAAACTACTGCTCCAGCAGTAGGTGCAGTTAGTGATTACTCTATCCAGACTTCAACTGGTGTTGGTTCTGGAACTGGTACAGGTACTGTAACATCAGGACATACAGCAACTGCTGTTGGTGGTGGTTCAGGTACTGTAACTACAGCACAGTTCGTAACTGAGCTTACAATCAACTAAGTAAAATGAGAAGAGTCTTATTACTACTTCTCTTAGGAACTGGAACTGCAGCGAATGCAGTTCCCGTGGTCCCAAATTTTACCCAAGGCTCGATGACGAGCCATACGGAAACTACCAGTACCGTAACGGAAACCATTAATTCGATGGATTATGCTACAGGCTGGACGTATTCAGTTTCTGGTACAGGGGTAGAACTTGAATCAGGATCAACAAATGTAGCACCTGATGTGACTACAACACAAAACAATACCTTAGATGGTGTGACTACAACATGGACTGGATTAGATCTCTCAACAGAAAACAAACCGAACTTCGTTCAATCAGTTCCAGGAGCAGCGTTCCAATACACGGAACATTACAGCGGACCTGGGCTTCAGACTCACACAGTAATACAACGCACCCAAACAGTAACAAGCGTCACCGATACAACAAGTATATTTCAGCAATAATAGCGAGTCTTACTATAATACCTTCTGGATTACCAGTACTAGCACAAACAGACGTAGGTGGTGTTAGTGCGACAGCAAACCCGATTGCTAATTCTTCTGGCTCAGTAACCAATCAAGCTATACAGGTTTTACAAGGTCCATATATAACAAATACTTATGGGGGTGGTATCCAGTGTCAAGGTGCTACCGCTAATGTCACGCCATACATAACAGGAAGTTTATCTCAACAGCATCCTTGGGAGTTATTATATAATGATCCCGTCTATAATAATGTAGATGCTGACGACGACGGTGTTCCAGATAATCCAGGTGAAATTTTATATTACATTCCCACCCGTACAGGACAAAAAAATAATACAACTATATCAGCAGGTGTATCTGCTACATGGTCACGTCCATTAGACAAAGAACTACAAGCACTATGTAAGCAAGCAGCAACTACACAGATGGAAGCATTGGCTCAGAATACTGCTAATAAGAGATTGGATTTTGAAATAGCTAGACTAAAAAATTGTGGAGAATTGATGAAGGCTGGAATTATGTTCCATCCAAAGTCACCTTATGCTGCTGTATGTGCAGACGTAGTACTTGTAAACCCACCTAACGTACTACCCAATCATACTCATTCTATCCCCAAGGCAGAAACTTCAATAATCCCTTCTTCGTCTTCTTCAACTTCTTCGGCTTCTTCTTCTGTAGAGGAGGGAGTCCCTTCTTCAAACGATACTGATTCGCAATCACAAGATTCCGATCAGGAGAAGTCTGTTTCTGACCTAAAAGCTTCTGCACCTTTTGGGTTGCCTGTTTTATTGCAGGTTTCAGAGCCCGAAGGATCAAATCCGCTAGGGGTTTGGCAAATAGGGCACTCGCAGTCGCTACAGTAGCAATAACAGCAGTTGTTGTTACAACATTTGCTTGGGGTAAAAACTTTTCAACTGCAGTCGTAGGTTCATATAATACTATACAGATAGTTTTATCTTCATTCAGTTCGTGACCAACTACTTTCTCATCTCCATTCTGAGATAAGTCACCTATTCGTGGTTGACCTGGACTAGGACATTCAACTTCTTCTTTAGATGTACTGGGTATAGGTGGTGTCTCTGGTGTATTAACTTCTGGTTCTGGTGGTGGTTCTACCTCTGGTGCTGGTATATCTTGTATAATAGTTAACTGTTCTGGCTCATAGTTCATCGGTGTAAACGATGGAGTATGAGCATCACAATACGTTACTGTATCATCATCTTCTGCTAATTGTTTATTCTTAGTACCGTTTGGATACTTATTCTCTGGATGTACTTCTACACATCCAGGTATATTTACTATTGGTTTACCGATATTTACTACAACAGGTACCACAGGTGGTGTAGCAGTAGGAGCATAACCAAATACATCACTAATATAAAGATTTGGTATATCTAACTGCCTAATGTAGATTGGACTAATTCTTATCGGCTGGATCGGATCCATTCACTTCTGCATAAGCCATTCTTAGTATGTAGTAAATTACATACGAAGTTCCACCTAACAAGATGGCAATCATTATATTGACTGAGTGTACTACTTCAGACATATGCCTGTGCAGCAAGCCACGTTGATAGTCCTAGAGAAGTTCCCATGATGGTGAGTCGGCTCATCCACCACATGATCTCATGCTTATTCTTTGTTATATTAGTCATAGTTCTACCGTTGCATAGTCAATAAAATGAGGATGCTCCCTTAGATAGGAGACATCCTCTTTACTATGTTCTATTGCGTCGTAGGCACTCATTGCATACTCACATATTTCGTAGTGATGCTTTTGAGTGTCGTGATATCCGACGGTGTAATGCTTTGTAGTCAGGGGCATGATCTTTCAATCCCGTACCACTATTATTTATAGCATAAAGTAGTGATTTATACCTAATTGTGTGTTGACTACAAGACAGTGTTAGACTTTCGGCACAGGTGGCTTAGTACCCTTAGCTGGAGGTACAGTTGGTGCTATCACTAATGGTGCTTGCTCTATCCTAAGAGTCTGTGCTGGTGCTGCTTCGGATGCTTTAGCAATAAGCATCTCCATATCTTTCTTAGTTATATTAACACCTCCTCCATTAGTACCACCATTCTGCTTATTTTTTGCTGTCTGAACGCCAAAAGTGGCTAAAACTCCAGTAAACACCGAAGCTATGAAGGTGGGATCAATTTTACCTTGTGGGAACCCTGGTATGGTAACGTAATTTAAAGTTAATATTCCGCCACTCCAAATCAAAATTCCGAGACGGACTAATTGACTCACGATTGCTGCTTGTTCCTCAGCATCTGGTACTACAGTGTCCTTTATCTTACCAAAGAAACCCTTTTGACTTGTAGGGATATCATCCTTCTTACTGTCAGGACTATCTTTCTCTACCTTTTTATCTTCAGCCATTATGTTAATATAACTGGCTTATTTAGGAAGTGTTGGTATATTTGGGACTGCTGGTCCAGTTGATGATGGTAGATCAACTGATGGCATGTTAGAAGATAAAGCACCAGTTATTGCTTCTTGAGCATAACTCTTTGCTTTATCGATAAGAGCATCTTTATTAAGATAAACATATCCACCTGCACCTACTACAGCAAGTGATACTGCACCTGATAAAAGAGCAATAAAATTAACTACTTTTTGCATAAGACCTCTCTACGACTGACCTTAGGTAATTTTGAAAGTTTTGTTCTATATTATCTATATTATCATGAGTCTCTACCCACTCACTACAAAACTCATAAACTGCACGACAATGATCAGTCAAATGATGTGTCAAAGCTCTGAAAGCTTCTGCTCTTAGCATCAATTTTTCGTCAGAGTATCTTGGGTCATCCATGTCTTTAGGTTCCAATAAAGTGTTCCGCAGAGAGGACAACCAACGGTTTTTTACCGTTCTTTTTAATGAATAAAATAGGTTCATGGTTACCTGAGTTTGCTTCTGCTTGTGCATAAGCTTCCCAAACATTTAATTTCTCTTGGTTCTTACATTCTACCGAATATGGAAACTTTTGTCTAGCATCTCGTGCCATTATCAGATCTTCACCACCTGCACCCATGCTCCTAGACTCTATATCTTCTGGATGAATGTTACGATGTTCAATGAGTTGATCTCTAACCCACTGTTGTAATTTTCTTCCCTTCGCTTTAGCAGACTGTGGTTTCATTGTGGATTATGATCCTTCATACCACCATGATTACCATCATGAGGTAACTTACCATAAGCACAGTATTCAATTGCTTGAATAGATCCTTGGAGTCTATCAAGATCTCTTTCTAATTTTATATATTCTAGGTGAGCGTCTTCAAGTTCAACTTGTCTTTCTTCTAGTTGAGTGGTTCTCTTATAAAACCTCTCTAAAAGCTGTTCATAATTCTCTGTTGACTTCATGCTGTAATAACTCCCAAGTGTGTCTGTAATCACGTACAGTATATATGCTTCCTAATCCACCCTTTACTATAGATTGTCCTAATGAATAATCATTACCACCCACATCCATTTTATCTCCATAAAATTTTACATTTCCGTTAGGAAAATCTCTAAGAATCTGCTCCTTTCCTCTACCTTTAGGTGCTATATCAAGACCAGTCTGCCCACCAAGAGCAACGTATAGATCAGGAAACTGATTCCTTAGTCTGTCTGCTATATCTGCTCTCTCATTAGTCCTTTTATCCCAGTCAACATACTCTTGCCTACCTAAAAAGGGATCCTTGTCTCTACCTAAGATACTAAAGTTGACAGTACCAGGTCTCCTCTCAATATGATTCCCATTACGAAGAGGAAATGTACTGAAATATAATTCATCTAATAAAAAATCTTCTACCTCTGTTGGAAGTGTCCAGTCGTCAGTATAAACATTCCTATCACGCTCCCATACATCACTACCAGAACAATTATATACTCGTTTACAAGTGTAACATATATCTAATCCCAACTGCTCTAATGTCTTCTGCCTATCACTACCAGTAACAAGATACACATCATGATGACGACAGAATATAAGAAATGGAGCCCAAAACTCATGCTCAATCTCTTTGCGACTGGGAGTCAGAGTACCATCTACATCAAAGATGTAGCTAATTCCTTTGTCGTACATAGTTTTGCTATAGTATAAGGTAGTAAAGCATATTCTTGTCTTTGAATTGCTTTTGTTAATGATTCTACCGTATCATCAGGTAGAATAGGTACTTCACCTTGTGTTATTATTCTACCACCATCTAACTCTTCTGTCACATAATGTACCGTACATCCTGTAGTTTTATCACCTGCTTCTATTGCCTGTTCTACAGCATGTAAACCCTTATGCTTAGGTAGTAATGATGGATGTACATTTATCATAGGGGCAGGGAATGCAGAAGGATTTTTAATAACCCTCATGTACCCTGCAAGAATTATAAGATCTACACGATATGCCTCAAAGAGTTTTATCATCTGATCTTCATCTTTATGAGCAACCCTACAATGAGGTATTCCCCATTTTGCTGCTCTTGCTATAGCACCACACTTCTTAGTGTTGTGTATCATCAACACCACTTCATGTTTATTACAATTAGGATTTGTAATAATGTTCTCGAAGTTTGTTCCGTTGCCAGAACACATAACTCCTAGTCTCATGTATTTTTTTGTGGTTGTATCTAATTATACTATTTCATCCCTTCATTGACTATACTATGTTTGCATTCTTTAACTTACCTTACCACCTGTACAATTCCAAGGAGAATCTGGATCTATAGTTTCCATCCAATTAAATCCTGAACCTGGTGGGTAAATATATTTTCCATCCTCATCAAATTGAGGACCAACTTTCTTTGCAGGGTATGTGGGGTATGGTCTCAACCCTGCTCTCATCTCCCTACCCTTTCTCTTTCTTTCATCATTACCAGTCTCATAACCTTCAGGTATAGTAGGCCAAGAAGTTCCTAAGATCCTTTTAATATCCTCTTTGCTGTAACCTTTCATCTAACACCTCATTGATAAGATCTTTTAACTCCTGTCTCAATTTAGGTTCAATCAATGGTAATGGTTCAGGATTAAATGGTGGATAAATTGGATTACCTTCCGCATCCTTAGGAAATACATTGTCCTTACTACCTTTAGTAGCAGGACCACTCATTCCTTGTGTATCTATTTTAGTCATAATGATCCTCCAGTCCTTCTTGTGGTGTAGGTTTCCAATCTTCACCATAATGTTTCTTTAGTACGCTTATCTTTTTCGGGATATCTATCTTCTTAGGTGGTGGAGGTGGGAACATCTCCATCTGTATCTCAGGTATAGAAAAGGTGTCACCACTTTTTCTATGATGACACCAATAGAATGTACCGTTTGGTTTTTTATATAAGTGGTCTGCCTCATGTGGACTAAGCAGAACCATCTGAACTATCTTATCACCTTTTTCAATCATGATGTCTTTAACCATGTTTCAAAATTAACCACTCTGATCCAAACCCAATCCCAAACTAACATAAAATATTGATTTATATATAAACCAGCTAAATCAACATGCTTGAATATTGGTGTAACTCTATAATCAAACTCTTCTTGTGGTCCACTACCATATTTGATTTCTTCATTGCAAAACTGTGAAGTAACTGCACCTTGTTTTACTAACTTTGCACACAATTCTCTTTTCTCAAACATTTCATACTGTCTTTCTCTCCATCCAGTATAAACACCAGAAACATTACTGAATATAATCAAAGGTACTGCAAATACTACAGTGAAATTAACATATGCTTTTTTTAGTTTCTTAAACATTTAGAGTTTGAATCCTGAGAAGGTGTCTTTTTTCATGTCTTGTTTGATACCACCAACAACATAGGACTCAACCTCTGTCTCTTGTGGTGCTACTTGAAGACCCTTAGAACTGATCCAATGTTCTGTCCAAGGTAATGGATTGTTTTTGATGGGTGCATCATAAATTGGATCTAATCCAAGTGCTCTCATCCTCTTGTTAGCAATCCACTCAACATATTTTATCAGTAACTTATCATTTAGACCTATCATAGTACCATCTTTGAATAAGTATTGTGCCCAATCCTTCTCTTCATCAACTGCTTTTCTAAACATTTCTGTTATAGTTTCTTTCTCTTCCTCTGCTATCTCTTGCATGACAGGATCATCTCCATTCTGCCAGTGCTTTATAATTTGTTGTGTAAGAACGAGGTGTTGGTTCTCATCTCTAGAGATAAGGGAGATGATTTTTGCTGACCCTTCCATAAGTTTGAGTTCACCAAAGGCAAAGCTGCAAGCGAAAGAGACATAAAAGCGAATACCTTCAAGGATGTTAACATTAGCTACTGCTCTGTAAAGACTTCTCTTAAGATCTTTCTCAGTCCACGTTGTAGAAGGAGATCCTTTAGAATCTGCTTTCCACATACTTCCTTGTCCCCATTCCTGTGCATAGTTTATAAACTCATCATAAGCTTTAGTAACAGATTCAGCACGAGCTATAATTTTTTCATCCTCAAGAATAGTATCGAAGACCTCGGAAGCATTTGGATAGATATTTTTGATGATGTATGTATAAGATCTACTATGGATCATCTCCATAAACTCCCATACTTTCATAGCACCTTCTAGTTCTGGTAAAGAACAATAAGGTGCAAATGCCATACCAGGTCCACGTCCTTGAACTGAATCAAGTAGAATCTGATACTTCAAATTGCTAGTGAATATATGCTTCTGTTCTGGACGTAATGATTGATAGTCACCACGATCTTTCTGAAGAGATACCTCTTCTGGTCTCCAAAAATATCCAAGCATTCTACTCGTAAGCTTCTCGAATACTGGATACTTATATTCATCATATCTTTGTACTCCCAAAGGAGCACCAAAGAACATGGGTTGATTTATAGTGTCAACAATATTATTGTTGAACACTGTCATGCCATTTGGCTCAGATCGTACAGGACTCACAGGATTCTTCTTCTAGGTTTTCAATTTCAGCAATAAGGTTAGACACTACTACTGGTTCTTCTATCTCATCACTCTTCATGTCATGAGTATTCTGATAGTAAGATGTCTTCCAACCATACTTGTAGGTTGTTAGGAGATCCTGAGCCATTACAGATACAGGAACTTCATTATCGTCATAGTTCTCTGGATTATAACTCCAATTGCCAGAAATTGCTTGGTCAAAGAACTTCTGCATCACAGATACTACGTTTATATATCCGTTGTTACTCTTCATCTCCCATAACAAAGTGTAATTATTTTTTAGACTAGCATACGAAGGAACTATTTGTTTGAGTGGTCCTTTCTTTGACTTCTTAATCGATAGATAATCCCTTGGTGGTTCAATACCATTAGTTGCATTAGATACAACAGATGATGATTCACTAGGCATCTGTGCTGACAGTGTACTATGTCTCAAACCATGTATTCTTATGGACTCTCTAAGTTCTTCCCAGTCATGTTGTAATGGAATACTACTAATCTCATCTACATCTTTTTTATAATGATCTATAGGTAACTCTCCATCAAAATATTTTGTGGAACTGAATCCTTCACATGAACCTCTTTCTTCAGCAAGTTTATTAGATGCTTTTAGAAGGAAGAACTGAAAAGATTCTGTCAAAGTATGAACTGCATCCCATGCTTCTTGTGAATCATAATCATGACCTAACTTAGCAAGGTAATGTGCTAATCCAATGAACCCTATACCTAGTGATCTTCTCTTCTTCGTAGATTTTTCAGCAGCAACAACAGGATATTCCTGATAATCAATAATCTCTTCTAATGCACGAACAGATAGATCACATAACTCTTCCAACTCTTTGTCTGAAGTTACTTTACCTACGTTAATAGCAGATAGAATACACAATGCTATCTCACCATTAGGGTCATCTATATGTTGAACAGGTGTAGTAGGTAAAGTAATCTCTTGGCATAGGTTACTCATGGTAACCTTGTCTTTGAAGGAAGAATGACTGTTACAATGGTCAATATTCATGATGTAAATACGACCAGTCTCTGCTCTCTCCTTTAGTAAATCCCCAATCAGTTCCTGTGCACTGACTGTTGTTCTTGGGATTGATTCATCCAATTCGTAACTCCGATATAGGTCATCAAACTCAGGGGTCCCATAACTCTCATAAAGGCCAGGAACATTATGAGGGGAAAATAACGAGACTTCCTGATTTTGGATAAACCTTTCATAGAATAACTTACTTAACTGGATGGAGTAGTCGAGTTTTCTGACACGGTTATCTTCTGTTCCTTTGTTGTTTTTGAGGACGAGGATGTCTTGGATTTCCTGATGCCAGATCGGAAAGTGGACAGTCGCTGAACCGCCTCTGATCCCGTTTTGTGTACAGCAACGGACAGTAGCCTCAAATTTTTTAAGGAAGGGTACAACACCTGTGTGCTGAACCTCTCCACCTCGGATTCTAGAGTTGATTCCTCTGATTCTTCCTCCGTTAATGCCGATACCAGCACGTTGTGCGACGTATTTCCCAATAGCCATATCAGAGCTAAAGATACTATCGAGGGTATCATCAGAATCAACCAAAACACAAGATGCAAATTGACGGATGGGCGTTCTGACACCTGCCATAACGGGCGTTGGGATGTTGAGTCGGTGTCTGCTGATTGCGTTGTAGTATCGTCGGACATAATTGATCCTATTTTCTTGTGGATAGTTAGCAAATAAAGTAGCAGCGATCATCATATACATCTGCTGAGGAGTCTCATATACCTGTGTTGTACTCCTATCTTGTACAAGATACTTGTCAACAACCTGGCGAAGACCTGCATATGTAAACAGATAATCCCTTGTGTGATCGATGGAATCATTGAGAAGAGATATTTCCTCATCAGAATACTTATCACGTACTGTAGGGGCATATACACCCCTCTCAATACAAGAATCAATATGTTCTGACAATGGTGGAATCTCTTCCAACCTACCATATAAACTCTTCTTCAAAGAGAAGAGTAATAAACGAGCAGCAACGAACTGATAGTTGGGATGATCCAAATCAATTAGGTCTGAAGCAGACTTGATTAAGATACTTTGAATCTCAGCAGTGCTGATTCCATCAAATAGTTGAAGTCCAGATTGAATTTCAACTTGTGAAGAAGATACGTTAGCGAGTCCATCACATGCACGATCAACCATGACGTGCATCTTTTCTAGATTCAATGGTTCTATTGAACCATTTCTTTTTCTAACTGACGTTCCGTTGCTCATACCTTTTTCCAAGTTTGTAGTTTCAATTTAGCTTTCAATCCATTGAATGTATTCAATTTTACCAGTTCCATGACGTTATGTCCAGCAATGTACATATCATTGACATCTTTTTCACGAATCTCTGACGGGAAGATGACCACTTCCTTATTCAACGAGATGGTCTTAGCAATTTTAGAGACGATCTCCCTGTTCCTGGGTTCGTTATCGTAGATGTAGGTAAAGTCAACATCGTAATTGCTAAGATCCACGTCACTACCGCACATAGCAATGGAATTATCAATGAACGTGGAGTCAAATGGTCCTTCGGTGACATAAACTTTCTTAGTCCTATCTATTTGTTCTAGACCGTACACTTTGGGGTGGTTGTCCACTAGCATTATAGTGAGATATTTAGGTTGTTGCTTGCCATCTAATGCCCGTCCTTGGAATCCTATAAGAGTCTTATTTTCATTATACATTGGTATGACTATACGAGGATGATCGTAAAGAATATTATCAAATGTTGGCTTGAAAGTATTACAGAAATGTTTAAACTTATCAGTATAATAAAACTTAGTCGGATCAAGTTTTCTATTCTTTAAATACAAACTTGCCCTAGCAACATCAGATGCTAAAGGCAAGTTAATTTTCTTCTTGAATACAGGTTTACCAATTACTTTCTTGAAGTCTGGTTCAGGTGTAACGGTTGCTTTACCAGTTAGACCTTGCTTATATCTCTCCATTACATATTGGTCATATAAATGAGAGTCCTGATCCTTTAGGAAATTTGTAAAGGATCTGGATAGACCACAGTTATGGCACCTGAAATTGAAGTCTGTCTTGATTTGATATAGATATGCTCTCGTCTTATTCTTATTCTTTTTAGAGTCACCACAATAAGGACACCTAAAATTGTAAAGATTATTCTTTGTTCTCTTGAATTTATTCAGCCTTGCAGATACCAAAGAAATATACTTGGCATCAACATGAATCATTATCTATTTTCTGGAGGGATTTTTATTATAGCAGGTGTAGGGTCTGGGGTCAATCCTTTTTTGAGGACTGCTTGTCCGACTGGACTAACGAGGAAAGATAGAATAGAAAGAGCACCAAAGATACTCCACATTTTCTTTTCCATGATACGGAGTCTTTCATCTACCTTGCGAATATCTCTCTCACATCCCTTCTTAATCTCCGCACTTTGACGGCTGACTTCTCTATGAAGCGATTCAACTTTCTCAAATAGTACTGCATCTATCCTGTCCTGTTTGTCTAATTTCTCATCATGGACAGCAAGCATCTGCCCCATCTTAATGGAGTTTTCACTAAGAGTTTCTATTACTCTTTCCAGTCGTTCTATTAAAGCATTATTGTTTTCCATATGAATATTTATTTACATAACATCTATGACTCCCTTATGCGACACCCAAGAGTGATCTTTATTATCCATGTTCCTAGTTTGTTCTGATTGATATATACGTTCTGAGTAATCTAATATCTGCTGTCCATTAGGTTTTTGTCTCAAATAATCTAATATAGCCTCCTTATCAAACATATTAAGTCCATATAAAACTTGAATATAACTATCATATGACCATACAGAATTTTGAAGATTATTAAAAATACTGTTATCTAAAAATTCATACTT